TGTAAAGCGGAACCATCCAGCAGTACCATTCACAATACCATTAAACTTCCAGTTTTCAGCCGCTGCTTTAGAGACAACGCCATTACTCGGAGCATCAAATTGAAGTCCATTAGTTGTGACACCATGCGTAAAAGCTCCAGCGTTTATGGTAACTATACCCAGAAGGGTTCCCACAACAGCTGAATCTGCGTCAGCAGGTTGAGCCCCAGAATAGATATAGATAACGCCACCGGCCAAAGCTGTACTTAGCCCAACGCTACCTAGTATATCGTCACGAAGACCTGTTGAAAATCGAACCGCCATAATAAAACCCTCCGGGGTTTATGTATATTTATTATTCTCTAGACCACTATCATCTGTGGAGATTAGAAACCTATTATACCCCTGTTGTTCCATAAATGCAGTAGCGCATTTATTACCAGGTGGTACACTTACTCTTTCTTGGGATAAGTTAGCAAAATCCGGAACTCTACAAACACCTCGATTAGTCCAGAAGTAAAGTATCCCTTGAGGATCAGCACTTGCCTGTGTCCCTTCTGGAACTCCGTATGAAGCAAGCAATGTCAAACCATACTCTATAGAATACGCATATATCTCTACATCTGTGCCTATTACTAATCCGGTTGAATATGCTTCAAGCATACGGATTTGACTAGGAATTGCTGTATAGTTTTTAAATATATCGAATAATCCAAGCCAGAAGGGCTCAGATGAGTACAAATATGAAGCGTTATTAGCTTGTGAATACTCAGACACGTACATACGCCCATCCGAATACGCAAGTTGTGTAGCATTAGATGGTACTGGATAGCGCTGCTGTTGCTCTTTTGGCATCGGAGCTATAAGAGAGGCTTCATCATTAAATAAAAAAGAAATGTTTGTTGTAGTACCTGCTTTATATAGAGTCTCACCATTCTTACTAGATACGTAAACTGTAACTTTGTGGTTCGCTAAAACGGGTAGTTCTATGTTTATAGCTTGATTATCTAGCAACTCCACTACTATAGCTGCACTAGCGCCCCCAGCTTCTCCATGCTCATTCACATACACGCAACTAACCAAATATCTCCCTGCGTCTAGAGTACCGGGGGTAATAGTAGCACTAGGCTGCGGACAATGAGGTACTCCCCAAGGTTTAAACACACCTCGGTCGATAACACCAGTTGTTGGACCTAGTATATAAACTCGCTTGCCAACTTCTTCCCACTTGTACACTCCGTCTAAAAAACCAGAGGCTAGAATAGTTCTAGTAAAATCGGCTTCTATAGATATTAAGTCGCCGTTGTCTATGGCATATGCGTGGAGTTGGTCTTTAGTAGCAAAGATACTCTGAATATTAGTGAAAGTAGTGGCGGATGTATATCCATCGCGCCTACGTATCGCGGCGGCATCATCAATATCCACATTGTTAGCTTCCGTTAGGGAGCCTTTTGGGGCTTGTAGCGGATCTAGTGTATTGACTAGTCCTAAAAACTTATCTGTTGATAAAGGGTCCAATGGTACTGTAGCCATTACAATCCACCATATTTAACTGTTCCTACCCTACGCTGCTTTCGTGTTTGTCGAGATTTTACTCGGCGGCAAAAAGCATTAAATTGGGCTCCAAAACGATCAGCTCTGTTTTGGTCGTAGGTATCTGCATCCTGCTTACTATAAGCCATAGATTTACAATATAGAAGCAAAGCTCGCTGGTGGTCTGACTTTATTAACTCCAAGTCAGAATTTTCATCCTCTATAGGGAGTAATGGTTCCCTGATAACTGTAAGATAAAGAGTGTCAGCTACAGCTGGCATTGGAACTAGCCTAGCTTGATCAGTTTGTTCATCTGCAACGAACAAACGCGGGGTACCTTTTGCTGTATCCCAATTACTAGATAACTGTTCACCATATGTTCCAGTAGTGTATTCCCTATCTAGCTCATCATGATTAATAATGCGCATAGGCAGCGATCTACTACCAAGTTTTACTCTTCGGATTTCAATAATACGAGGGTCAATAGGTACCCACGGGTCATTGGCTGTGACAGTAAGTTGGGTGATTTCCGGAGTAGAACTATCTTTAATGTAATCTGTCTGACGTGCGAATTCTTTCTGAGCCTCATCGAGGTACCTAAAGAACTCTTCGTCAGACCAAAAATACTGTTCGACAGTATCTTCTACTTCCTCACGGAATAGCAGAAGAAGATCTTCTACCGTGTAAGCCATTAGACTTCGTCACCAATTTCTACAGCAACTTTTTCCCAAAGCTCGTCACGCTCTTTAGCATATACTTGATACCCAAGCATTTCAGATAGAACAACCGCATTAGGTTTACCTGAGCCAGTAAAGTCCTCTCGACCATTTCGTGCTACAAGCTTTTTCATAGCATCGCCAATTTGACGATCTCGCTCAGGACCACGGACTACTTCTACTATTTTGCGTTCTTCTTGGGTTAGTTCTCCTTCAACAACATGACAACCTGCTGATAGGCAATATTGCACGGCTAAGGGAGGAATTGTTTGAGGTTCATTAGGTTTAAAACTAAATGAATATCCGACAGGTGTTACGACTTTTACTGCAACTGGGGATTGTAGTTTCATATTTATCTCTTTATGGTTAAAAATTTCAGTGGACCCCCGAAGGGGGAAGGAGGTGACTAAACCTCCTCCCTAGTCAACCACTGCCGGTGGTTAAACTGGTTGTACTTCGGTCGCACGACCATTAACGATGTACGATACCCATACATAACCATCACCTACCGTAGGCGTACCAGTATTTGTGATATTTAATACTACCGCATCGCTAGCAAGAGATGGGCCATTACCAAGGGTAAGTGCTGTTTCTCCTGTGGCTTTAGCATTCACGCCCGTAGCATATAGGGTACCAGTAGTACGGTTACCTAAGGCTAACGATGCAGATGTTGCTGAGTTAAATGCGTTTAAAATTGCAACGCCACCACCAACGATAGTAGCGCCACCTGGAATGTCAATCAACTCTACACTAACGCCATTAGCGTCGGCGAAGGTGAAAGCCATTTTTGCTGTTAGCGGCTCTTGACGACCACTATTTTTTAAAATTGCCATGATTTATTTTCCTCTATAAGCAATGAGATGGCACCCCGTAACCGAGGTGCCAACTAAGTTAGATAGCAGTATCAATTGTGATAACACCAAAGTCCTGATCTGAACCAGAAACTTGGCTATTGAACACTGGCTTACGGAAGCCAATGATCTTACCAGTCGAAATAGCTTGTTGGTTGTCGTAGTCGAACATTTTTTCAACCCATTCAGGTGAACCAATGTCAGCAAATGCCAAGGCCTGAGTACCACACATAAGAATGCGTTGACCATCAACCGCACCAGCAGCACCCCATTTCGCACCAGGTGCAGCACCTTTAGTGTTATACACATGACGAAATTCATAGATTGCCAAACCATCTACATAGATAACTGAAGCACCTTTGAACAATGGGCTATTAGAACTACGAGGTAGCGCATCTTTCCATGCAGCCTTGAAGTCAGGGTCTGCTTTAAGCTTAGCGATACCTTGCGGTGTCATAAACACGTTATACACTTCCATACCGTTATCACCACGGATTGGGCGTACAAAGTTGTCTTTAGCATAGGCTTTAGCTTCTACTAACATGCGCCATGACGGTGTATCTGCTGCTACTAAAGTAGTGTTGTCAGCATTAGTAGTGAAGTCCATATTAGTACCATCCCACACCAATGCGCGATCACTTGTAGGTGCGCTTACATCAGCTGCGAAGTCTAAGTTAGGGAAGTCAGAACCAACACGAGCAATACCATTAGTTCGCATACTATAATCAACACCAGATAGTGTTAAAAATGCTAATTGATCTGTACGATCTGCTAACCAGTAGGCTAAGTTATCACGACCAGTTTCACGGAAGTTAATGATAGAGCGCTGGTCAGCCATACGACCTTCGTGGCGTGTTGCATGACGTAGCTGATCCAACTGGATTGCTAAGTCATACGATTTGCCAGCTTCTTCATTACCTTCTAGTGTACGATCGCCTGCGATACCATCGCCTTCTAAATCTGCTACTAGAGTGATTACTGCACGAGCTCCTTTTTCAGACTTAGTTAACTCAGTAATTCGTTGAATCATTGAGTTGTTACCAGTGCCTGTAAAACGGCTCATAAAAGAGTTGTTACGCGCTGCTCTCCAAAGATCGCGGCTCCAAACCGTCTTCTCTTGAGTGGTCAACGCGGCGAAATTAGTTAATGCCACGATTGTTTCCTTTGTCCGTATAGCGGACTAATAAATAAAAAGAGTTATTCTGATTATCGTATCAGCGGGCGATTACGGTTATTTAAAGAGGGTGGCGCTCCTCTTCCTAACTATCGCTATAGGAATTCGAATAAGGACTATGCCTTGCGACTATGGTCGCATGGCATAGTCAGTATGTCAACTATTAGTTAGTATCGCCTCGCATACGACGTAATGTGGCTTCTGGTAAGGCATCGAACTCTTCCTCAGTAAGCTGATTAACATCAGGAGTTGATTCTTGTTTTCCGCTAGAATTACTATCATCACCAGCTTTGGCTAACTCTGGGGGTTGCTTCTTAGCAGTATCAATATTCCTATTAACGTCAGTCCGCCTTTTAGGCACAACAGGTGCGCTAGGTTCATCACCAACACGAGCATACCGGACAGCGTCGTAAAGCGCTTTAGTTGGATTAGCCCCATTGCTAACAAACGACCGTTGCAACATGAGCACTTCATCAACTATGCTTTGATCGAAAGTATCACTATCTGGATCTAGTTCAGGATGAGCAGCGTTTAAAGCATCTACTGCATTATCTAGCCTAATCTGCTCGACTGTAGCACTCGAAGTCTGAGCATTACGAGCTTCCATCTCTTGCTGGATAGATTGGCGCTCTAATATACGTGCCTCTTGAGCCAACTTAGCAGCTAACTCGAATTCACCATCTGCATTAGCACGAGCCTGTTTAGCATCAATATCCATTAGCTGCTTATCAAAAGAGTCTTCTTCCACTGCTGCTTCAGATGAAGCGGGAGCTTGGGCTGCTTCATACGCAGCTAGTTTAGCCTCAGCATCGCGAGCGCGTTGCGCAGCAGATTCATAGCGATGTCTTGGTATCAACCCATCATTAGTATGAGTTGGGGTGTCGTCCTGCCCAGCTTCAGACTCGTCATTAGTTTCATCGCCCTCCTCAGCGGCGGCGTCATCTTTTTCCAGACTATCGCCACGTGCATCGGTATCGAGCTCTTCTTCTTCTTCTTCAGGTATATTCTGGTCTTCTGGTAATACAATATCATCATCGTCGGCAGTGTTTGCTTGTGGCATAATTATTTCTCCGTTGGTTTAGGTACTTGTGTAGCTTTAACCGCAGAATCCAACAAACGTTGTTTATTCTGGGCCTCCGCATTCTGTATGGCTAGATGCTGAGAAGCTTGCTGCTCTTGCTGTTTTAGCACTAACTCAGCTTCTAATTTCTCACGTTCTAACTCTAATTCTCCGTCCTGCTTAGCTTTCTGTAGCTGTAACTCTGCTACTACTTTCTGCTGCTCGAGTTCTAATTCCGAATTATCACCTTGTTGCGCAGCCTGCATTTCTTTCCTAGCACGTACAGCATTAAGTGCTGCACTACTAGATTTAACTTGGATATCAGCTTGTTTTTCCTGGTTCTCAAGCTGTTTGCTCTGCATTTCAAGCTGCTGCAGCTGTTGTTGTGCTTCAGTGGCTTCACCACCACCTTGTAATTTTTTAATACGCTCCGCTATCTCAACCTTTCTAGATAAGTGACTTGCCTCAATGAGTATGTCATCAGGGATAGCGATCCCAAGTTTTCTAAGCTCGAGGGCTTCTTGGAATTGTGTGCTTTCGAAGTCTTCTCGCGCTGGTACGTTTGACACAATAATGTCGTATTCACCGATTGTGAGGTCATTTATTATTTGCCCTTCTGGTGTGACCTTATTTATAGCTATCTGCTCAGTTTTAGCTGTTAAATCACGGCCTGTAATCTGTAATATACGTTCTTCAGTATAATAAGTCTGGATCAGCGACAATACGCGCATTGCCAATAAGTGCCTTGTCCGCGTTATATTATCTAGTGGTTTAGCTAGATTGACAGATCCAGCGGCTTGCTTAGCCTGGATTGCTTTTGCCGCAACGTCCGCTCTGTCCATACCGCGCTGTGAGTCACTAATACCGGATATTTCTTTAATATATTCATCTGATTTGAACGATACACGATCTAATCCTGTGGGTACTTGGTTTGGATTGATCTTTTCGACATCGTTTATATCAGCTAGTTCTAATACCAACCCAGTCTCTGCCCCACGCTCTTCTAAATCTTCTGCATCCATATTCTGCAGCGAGCCTGCTTTTAACTTCCAACCACTGTTTGCAGTCGTATTAATAATATGTAGCTCTTGGCTAGATACCTTATTTAACTGGTCTTGGGGCGAAAGCAGATTCTCAACTAGCCCTATTGTCCTACCATTACGAAGGAATGGAAAATAAGGAACTATGGTGTAATACTTATATGGAGACCAATCATCAAATAATACTTGATCGTCAGCCGTTACTGTCCACCTAATATGCTCAGTTAGTTTTTTAACTAATCCCAAACTAGCTGTGCTCGCGACAGTTGTGCGCTTGGCTTCATCCCAATTTTCAGGAACTGCGCGTGTATCGCCAGTAACCATGTCAACGAAATGCCATTGGTTTCGTAGCTTTCTGTATTGGCGCTCGACGACTCTGATTTTGCGTCGTGTACTATCATCGTCAAGATCATACTCGGGAGTATTTGCTGTCCCAGCAAAGGTCCCATGGAACCGTTCAGCCGAATCGAAGCCATATTGAAAATCCCCCGCTGTTTTCGTTTTTAATATATCAGCATACTTCTTGCCATAAAGAAGCTCTATATCATTTGCTGTTAGCCATTTCGTAATAAATACTTCTTTCCATGTATCTGGGTCATATTCACTAGCATCAGCATCTAACACTACATTTCGTGGGTTTAGCCGTTTTATGGATACTTCACCCAGCATTTGCTGATCGAAATCAATCCGAATATCATAATACCCTCGACTAGTAATAAATCCATCGCTAGACACTTCAGATTCTAGCCAATCGAGTTTGTTCTGATTTGTAATCTGAATATAAACTTTGGTCAGAGCATCAGCTACTTCTTGCGTTCCTTTATTGACAGGACGAAACGATATGTCAGCTCTTGCTCGAAGCTGCTCGCCCATTACTGTAGCCAACGTAGCCAGCACTTTGTTAATAGTAAGAACAGGCTTACCTTGTGACTCGAGCTTAGCCCTTACTATAGGATTCCACTGGAGTCCGGCAAAGTATTCATCACACATATCTGCTTTTTTAATATAATCCAAATGCCCATTATCTCGTGAATACGAGTAACGACGCCATTGTTCGTCAGCTATCTGAAATTTAGTGGGCATCTTGTGCATATCCTAAAAGAGTCCTGTTTTTATTATAATACATCATAATCTTATTCTTA